GTTTCTGGCAACGATGTTCGTCTTCGTGTCACTACCGCTAACAACAACTCAACAGTTGCTGCTATCGGAACGCTTTTAAAGTAATAAAATAAATAAAAAGAGGGAGTGGTAATCTTGGCAACAGTCAACAAGGACTTCAAGGTTAAAAATGGACTTATCGTCGCAAGTGGCGGTGAGTTTGGCGGGACGGTAGTTGTAGCAGATCCTACACTATCAACCCATGCTGCTACTAAAGCATATGTAGATTCAGTAGTAGGCAGTATGACAACTGGGGCTACCGCTCCCTCTACACCAGATAATGGTGATTTATGGTTTGACACATTAACATCAAGAGTTAATGTTTATTATTCTGGATCATGGATTACTCTTGCAGCAATTGATGATACATTAAATCTTCCACAGCATATTCACGATACTGCTATCGATGGAACTGGTTTTATAGTGTCTCAGTTTGTAAGCGGAGGTAGTTTTAATGACCCACAGGGTTCTCCAGTAGATGGGGGATCCTACAATACCAACTCGTGGACAGTAGTCTATGACGGCGGTAGCGCAGTAGATAACTTCAATTAAAAACTGATGTTATAATAAGCACAGAAATAAAATGGTAGAAATACCACAAGGAGAGATAAATGGCAACAAGAATGCAACAGCGCAGAGGAACCGCAGCACAGTGGTCTGGCGCAAACCCAATTTTGGCAGCAGGTGAAATCGGTTTTGAAACCGACACAAGTAAATTTAAAATAGGTAACGGATCATCTACATGGTCTGCCCTAAACTATTATGTGGACGCAAATGCGATCCTTGACGGTGCACCAGGTGTACTAGATACTCTAAACGAACTTGCAGCAGCCTTGGGTGACGATCCAGAATTTATCACTACTGTTGCAACAAATCTCTCAACTCACGCAGCAGATACCTCAGATGTGCACGGTATCGCAAATACAGCAAACTTAGCAACACTTAATGATCTATCCGAGGCAATATCTAACGCAGAAGTTGATCAATCAACTCTTGCTGGCGTTGGACTTGATTGGAATGCAGGTACAGAACAGTTTGATATTGATGATACTGTTGTTACTCTTACAGGTACACAGTCATTAACCAATAAAACATTAAATGCAGCAGATCTTGGTTCAAGTTCAATAGCAACTACTCAAGATGGTGCTGATTCATCAACAAAAATTGCCACGACTGCATTCGTACAACAAAGAGTTTCTGCAGTTGTTGCAGGAGCACCAGAATTATTAAATACATTAAACGAACTTTCTATTGCAATTGCCAACGATCAAAATTTTTCAGCAACTATAACTGAATTAGTTGGACAAAAACTTGTTAAGGCTGGCGACACAATGACAGGATTTTTAACCTTGTCAGGTGCTCCAGTAAGTGACTTACACGCTGCCACAAAGTTGTATGTAGATACTAAGTCTAGTACAGAAGCAACTGGTGCCGTCAGCGCTCACACAATATCATCTACTAACGTACATGGTATCGCTGATGTGGGAGAACTTGCAACAAAGTCTTATGCAGACAACGCTGCTACTACAGCAGCAACTGGTGCCATAAGCGATCACACAGTATTATCTACTAACGTACATGGTATCGCTAATGTGGAAGAACTTGCAACAAAGGCTTATGCAGATAGTTCATCGACTGCAGCAGCAACATCAGCAACAGAAACCCATAGATTAGATACAACAAACGTACATGGAATTGTTGATACAGCAAACGTTGTTCTTACAGACGATGCTCGTTTGTCAGATACAAGAACACCAACCGATAATACAGTGTCAACAGACAAGATTGTTAATTCTTCAGTAACTGCAGTAAAACTTGCTGGAGATTCTGTGACAACTGCAAAGATTGAAGATGGTGCAGTGACCTCTGCTAAGATTGCAGATGGAGCAATTGTAAATGCTGATATTAATGATTCAGCAGCAATTGCATGGACTAAACTTGCTTCTTCTTCAACTATTTCTGAAACAGAACTTGGATATCTTGATGGGGTATCATCTAACATTCAGACTCAGTTTACTGGAGTAACTGCTGCAATTGCAACAGCAAAGGCTGAGGCTATCGCAGATGCGACATCACAAGTAAATGCAATTCTTGCAAGTGCTCCAGCAGCACTCGACACACTTGATGAACTTGCTGCAGCCCTTGGAGATGATGCAAACTTTGCATCTTCTGTAACAACAAGCCTTGAACTAAAGGTTGATTCAATAACCCCAATTGTTCAAAAGACAGCATCATACACAATGTCATCACTAACTGAAAGAGATGATTTAATTGAAATGAACTCTTCCTCAGCACTTACGCTGACAATTCCAACAAATGAATCAGTTGCCTTCCCAGTTGGAACATCTTTTGATGTTCTTCAAACTGGCTCAGGACAAGTAACAATTGCTGGAGCATCAGGAGTTACTGTTAACGCAACACCAGGTCTAAAGTTAAGAACTCAATATTCTTCTGCAACTTGTTTCAAGAGAGCAGAAGATCTATGGGTTGTTTACGGCGACTTGACAGCGTAGTAAAAATTTAATAGAAACTAGGAGATAGAATGGCAAAGAAACGAGTAGGTAGAAAGTCTCAGGCATCAAATGACTTTTTGGAGCCATTAACGCCGACGATTACTAGCGCTACAAACGTAGGATCAGGTCGTGCATTTAATGATGGAGCAGTAACTGTTGCATTTTCTTTACCTGCGTTATCTCCAAATGCAACATCTTTTACAGTAACAGCAAGCACTGGTCAGACAGCATCTGGAGCATCATCTCCAATTACTGTAACTGGAATTGCTTCAGCAGCAACGCCCACATTTACAGTAACAGCAACTAACGCAGCAGGAACCTCTGCTGCTTCTGCTGCATCTTCTGCAGTGACAGTATCAACTGTTCCTGGTGTTCCAACAAGCGTTTCTGCATCTGCATTATCAGCAAACACAAATAGAATATCCTGGACACCAGGCTCTAATGGTGGTTCCGCACTAAGTTCATATACAATTACTGGTTCTGATGGATCTAATTACACAGGTATTTCTGGTTCTGCTTCAAGTTATGATGCCGATGACCCAGGACAAAATCCAGGATCACAGACATATACAATTGTTGCTATAAATGCTAATGGTTCTTCTACTAGCGCTACAACTAACAACGTTAATACCACTCCGCCATTTTTCCCATTCTTTCCACCGTTCTTTCCATTCTTTCCGTTTTTCCCATTCTTCCCCCCATTTTTCCCATTCTTCCCATTCTTCCCATTCTTTCCACCATTCTTCCCGTTCTTCCCATTCTTCCCATTCTTCCCACCATTCTTCCCATTCTTCCCATTCTTCCCGTTCTTCCCACCATTCTTCCCATTCTTCCCATTCTTCCCGTTCTTCCCACCTTCTTTCGGTCCGTCCTTCCCATTCTTCCCACCTAGTTTCCCACCAGCAGGAGGATGCTACTGTGGATATTGCTGGAGATGTGGTACATGTTGTCCAGGAAGATCATGTCACTGTTAAAATTAGTGAGGGTGTATGAAAATATGCCCTCATTAAACAACATATGCTATAATAATAAAAGTACTAAAGGAGATTATTTATGTATGCAGTAGTAGTTGGAGGTAATGGAATATATGATGTTATTTCATTATTCAATCACATAAGAGAAGACGTCGTAAATAATTTAGATACGGCATACGCAACTGGTTTGCCTATTACATCAATAGATGCAAGTGCACACAAGCAATCAGCATTATATGGAGCAACCTTTGATGGTTCTGCATTTTCTGGTGGAGTCAGTGGTCCAAACTTACTAAAGGCAACACAAGAAGAATTAGATTCTTTTAATTTATATGCATTTTTATCTGATAGTGTTGTTGTTGCAAGAATTGCGGTGCCTGTAGATAGTCCAAAAGCAGAAATGTTCAGTGCAGCAAATGCTACAGGAATGTCTTTAATTAAAGTTCCTGAAGATCAGGCTGTTTATGTAGGACAATCATACAACTGGGATGGTACTTCTTTTAGTTCAGTAGAATAATTTTAACTTTGAAAGGTTAGTCATATGGAAGTTTATGATGAAAACCAGAATCCCTGGTTTACAAAAGATCGCTCAGAAACTGCATCAAACAGATATCCTACAAAAACTTTACCAAACGGTATTGTTGTAGAAAATCCAGGACTTGGACTAAATATTTATAGAAACGTGTTTAATAAGGACGATGCCGACAGATATATTCAAATACTTGAATCAAATTTAAATGGAAATTTATTTAAGCAGGATGGCACCCAAAGATATAGATGGTCTGAGGCACAAGTAACAAACTCAACAACTCCAATCAAAAGAGCAAGAGATGCTGTAGATTTTAAATATAAACAAGAAAATCTTGGACCACGAGATGCATCTAATGCTGAACTTATTGATTTGCATGAAGAGATTTATCAAAAATTAAAATTTTGCATAGATGATTATGCACGTTATTGGGGAATTAATGTTGTCTATTATGAAGCCTTTAATTTTGTAAAATATGAAGGTGAAGGCAAACACTTTAATATACACGCAGATCACGGTCCTGCTTACAATGCAACTGTATCTGCTGTTATATACATCAATGATGATTATGAGGGCGGAGAAATACAATTTCCAAGACTAGACGGCTACACTCTTATTCCAAAAGTTGGAGATATTGCCGTTTTCCCATCTAACTACATTTATGAGCATGCATCTCTTCCAATGAAGAGCGGTACAAAGTATTGTGTCGTAATCATGACTGATATTAATGAGTTAGGTCATAAAGATGGGCGATGAGTACAATAAATTATTTTTTAAAACATATCGACCATGGTTAACAAAAGATAGTAAATCCGCTCCAACTCCTACGCAAAAAGAAATACCAGATTGGTATAAAGATGCAGATAGATTTGCAAAAATGTCAAATGGAGAATATTACAGAGCACCAAAAGAGGTTTGTCCATTTCCAAAACCTGGAACCACCGATGATTACGGAATGATTCCAACATGGAAAGCATGTCCAGCAATTTTAGATGCTTTTATAACAGGCTATGTTTTTAAAACTCCATGTGATCTTGTGTTTACTAAAAACAGTCACAATTCGTTAGATCTTAAAATAGATAACGTAATGTATAAAGATTTTTGTGTATCTAGGCCACCAATGCCTCAGTTTAAACATCCTCAAGGATATTATAAAGATCATTTTGCCTGGATGCCAGACTGGGGAGTGAGACTGCCCGAAGGATATAGTGCATTATTTATGACACCAATGAATAGGTTCGATCTACCCTTTATGAATACTACTGGCGTGGTTGACTCAGACAAGGTTGAATTGCTTGGCAGTTTTCCATTTTTTATTATTGATGGGTGGGAAGGAACTATCCCAGCGGGAACGCCATATTTACAAATTCTTCCATTTAAAAGAGAAAATTGGGAGCATGAACTTGATATTTTAGATTCATCAACAGTATATGCTAAAATAGTAGATAACGCAAATATTTATCGTCAGCCAGATGGCGGGGTATATAAAGATAAAGTTTGGACAAGAAGAGAATATAAGTAAAAGGAGATACTATGTCAACTTGGACAGAAAAAGAAAACCTTGGAAATGGAATAACTTGTTATAGAGGTGTCATTAAAAAAGAATTTGATGTAATTAACAGACTAGAGAGTACTCTTGGTTCTGTTGCTGGATATGGAGAGTTATCTTCAGAGGGTAAAAGGTACCACTGGATGCCAGCATATGTTGGATATCAGCAGTTGATGCCAGACTATAGGGACTGTGTTGATTTTAAATTTAAAAAGACCGACATTGAGCCAGACAAAAGCGAGGACTCCCTAAAACTACAGGCACTGTGGCAAGACGTTTATGATGCTCAGGCAGTTGCTGTTGAAGATTATAGAAGAGATTATAACATTATGCCTTTGAAATATTGGGAGGCATTTAATTTTATAAAGTATGGTTCAGGTCAGCACTTTAAAGAACACCATGATCATGGATACTCCTATAATTGCACAGTTTCATTGGTTGCCTATGTTAATGATGATTATGATGGCGGAGAGTTATTTTTTAGATTGCAAAATTTAAATATTAAGCCAAAGGCTGGCGATCTATATGTTTTCCCATCAAACTATATGTATCCACATCAAGCAATGCCAGTGCATTCTGGAACTAAGTATTCTATTGTTACAATGCTTGATTATAGCAAAAAGTATCATACCCCAGACATGTATGATCCAAAATGGGAAAAGGAATAATGTTTAATATATCTGTAGAAAAAATGCAGGGCGGTATTTTTAAAATTGAGCCAATGTCTATTAAAAGAGATTGGATGGATTTAACATCAGAGAAACATGCATATAGATGTTTTCCAGTAACTCAAGCCAACGTAGTTGGTTGGAATATTTCTTGTATTGAAGATATAGTTTTTACCTGGGATGGAGTTAATGATCAAACAGATCAACATGTTAAGATTACTGGTCCAGAAGGCTCGTATTCTGGCAGAGGTCAGTCATCTATAAGTTTAAACACTGGATTAGTTTTTAGAACAGATCCAGATATAAGCATTTTAACTATTAATCCAGTTAATTATTTTAATGATGATTTTGAAACAATGTCTAATTTAATAAGCACATCTTTTTATGATAATCCATTACCTTTAGCACTTAAGGCAAAAAAAGCAAATCAAGAAACTATTATAAAGGCTAAAACACCAATTGCAACAATTATTCCTATTTCTTTAACTAGCCTTAATAATACAACTATTGAGATTGTAGCCTACAGTGACCCAGATCGAAAGAGAGAACGAGCCAACATAAACTATGGTAATGCAGCACAAGTTATAAATTCATCTGGTGAGTGGACAGATTGGTATCGTGAGGGAATAGATGAAAAAGGTAACTTGATAGGATCTCATGAAGTTAAAACATTAAAGTTAGATGTAGTAGATAGGTCAAATTTATAATGAGCGATCATTTAAAATCAAACCATACAGACATAGTAAATGAATATATTGCTAATGCAAAAGCACAAAAGGTAAATCATTATATTGTTACTGTATCTAGAGACGGAGAATTTCCTGTGCGATCTATTATTTCTTATGATAATGTTGTTGATGCAGTATCAGGATATGAAATGTATCAGGATGCTGGATTTGCAAAATCTTATCTTACCGTATCTTTGTATGAGCCATCAGGAAAGGTAAATACAAAAGTATTAAAAAGAAATCAGGCTGGTGATCCATCTTTTGTAAGGCAAAATTATATAGATGTTACCAATGCATTGTTACAAATTAAAAACAAATTATCTGAAAAAGATTTTGAGACTTTGTGCACCAACATAGGTACATCTTTTGGCAAGGATAATTGGAGATTTAATATTGAACGGTTTTTTGATAATTTAGGGATAGGATCAACCATACAGGGATAATGTATCCTATGGTATAATTTAAATATGAATCCACAAGAAGCCATAACCGTAGTAAGAAAACCGTCACTTACCCCTTCAGGATTTTTTGGAAGTGGCTCAGAAAATATAGTTGAATTAGAAAATTTTATGACATTAGAAGAAGTTGATTTTTTAGATAAGGCAGCAAGAAATATAACTATATGGGATGTTACCGAAAGCCATAAAAATGAAAACGGTACTGTAATTTATGATGCAGAATATTGGAAGGATAGGGTTGCAAGCGCACCGTCTCTTAACCAAAATGATCCATATATTGTTCCAGTTATAGTTCGTTTATTTAATAGACTGCAGCCAGTAATTGAAAAATTTTTTAGTGTAAAAGTTAAATCAACAGGACAGAGTATAGTAAAGTGGAACCCAGGACAATTCCAAATGCCTCATGCAGACAAAGAATTACACTCAGGTCCAGATGCTGGAACGTCTAATGATTTTCCAAATTATGATATATCAAGTTTATTTTATATCAATGATGATTATGAAGGTGGAGAGTTATACTTTCCAAATCAAGGTATACAGTTTAAACCAAAGCGTGGCTCTGCATATTTTTTCCCAGGAGACATGAACTATGTTCACGGAGTTACTAAAATTAAAAGTGGACTACGATATACTTGTCCATTTTTTTGGGAAATTTTAGAACATACTGGAGAAGTTAAACCAGACTTTAGTACAAAATATCATAGAATTTTTCCTGACGATAAGTCAATAAGTGCTTGGGATCCAGACAATGGGATTAGGAGTTAGCAAATGAACCTAGAAAATAAAAATAGATTAACAAAAGATATAGTTGTTTATGAAAATTTTATTAATGCTGATACTGCTGCAAAACTTGTAAAAGTTTTAGATAAACACGCAGAACTTGGGTTGATTACCTGGATGCCTATATCTTTCTATGAGTCTTATTCTTCAGTCCTGCCACAAGACAATGATGAGCATGTAGAAAATGAAGGATTGCCAAGCGATATATTTTCACAAATAAAGCAAGGAATCATTAATGCTGTTGCAAGCGTTCATGACCTTGATCCTAAGATAATTTCTCAAATTGGGTATCATACTCAGAAATGGGAGCCAGGTGCCTATGCAAGGATTCACTCAGACAACACAGACGAGCATGGAAATTCTGGCGCATTTACTAGAAGCAGATATGCTGCTTTCTTATATTTAAATGATAATTTTGAAGGAGGACTATTACAATTTCCAGAACAAGAATTAAGTATTAAACCAAAGGTCGGTATGCTTGCTGCATTTGATGGGGGATTTAATAATATGCACGAAGTAACACTAATAGAAAGTGGAGTTAGATATACCATTGGTTCGTTCTGGGATGATAGAGAAGAAGATGCATACTCACAAGAGTTAAGAGACGCATGGGCATTAGAAATGAAAGAAACAAGAGCAAAGCAAGAAGTAGAAAGAGCACAATGGCAAGAGTTATTGAAAAAGGGATATAAAATAGATCAAGAAGGTAAACAATATAGGGTGGAACAATAATATGCTATTTCTAGAACAAGAGTTTAAAGATAATGGATTTGAAGCAGAATCAACTTTTGAAGAAGTTCTTCTTGTTCGTAATTTTGCATCTAAAGATGAATTAAGTATGATACTTGATATTATTGAAAAAACACCCAACGATATTTGGTTTGAAGCATACAGAGCAAGTCTTGCTAGATTTTGTTTAGAAAAATTTGGTAGAGATGATGTAGAAAATTTAGTTGCAGAAGGCAAATATGAAATTACTAAAGATTGGGATGATAAAAATCTTGATATTAGTCATAGCCCAGCATCTCGTCAATTGCAAGATAAAATGCATAAATTAATTGCAATAAATCATCCAGACTTAGAGTTAACTGGTTTTGCAACATTGCAAAGAATGCAAGAAGGCGTACAGTTAAAATCTCATACAGATCAACATACTGATCCGTCTATTAGATATGCTGCTATACTATACCTCAATGATGACTATACAGACGGCACTCTATTTTTTAAAAATAAAGATATAGATTTACGTCCAAAGCCAGGAGAACTTCTTGTATTTCCAGGAAACGAAGAATACGAGCATGGAGTAAGGCATGTTGGTCCAGGACCAATAAGATACGTTCTTGTCGGTTTCATAAAAGTTAAAGGCTTTTATGAAAATAATAAATACTAAAGGAGTAATTATGAAGAAAGAAATATTAGAAGAAAAAGTTTACTATTACACAGATGTAATTGCAGATCCATATAAACTGGTTGATGCAATAGAAAAAGATAACCAGGATCCTTGGGGTGAATGGATGGCATGTAGTGGAAAGCATTATGTTTATGGTACAGATAAAAATATCTCCAACTCCGAAGGTGTTGATGAAAAAAATGATTACATATATAAGACATTGCAAAAAGCATTTGATGATGTAGCAAGAGATTATGCAAAATCACAGGGTATAACAGAAGAGCCAAAGTTATTCCCAGTGTATCCAATTAAAAAGTATAGTGCGGGTACATTTATGGGAGCACATTTTGATCAACAGGAGGGCGATGGAAGACTTAAAGTTTCTTTTGTTATGTATCTTAATGATGACTACGAAGGCGGAGAAATATCATTTACCCTAAGAGATCCAAATGGTCCAATTCAAGGTGGGGCTCCAGAATCTGATTTCTCAAAGGCTTTGCCTTCAACATTTAATTTTTATGTAAAGCCAAAAGCAGGAAGCATAATTGTGTTTCCTCCATCACCACCGTATCATCATACAGCGCACTTAGTTAAAAGTGGCTATAAGTATATGATTCCACAACATTGGATTCACTAAACATTCAACCTCAATAATAACATTAGAGTTTTATAAAAATAAAAACTCTGGTATACTTTGACAGTAACGGTTTTCAATTAGGAGAAATACATGTCTGATTTTTTTAGTTTTCGTTTGTCTGAAGAGTTCATAAATGAGTATAAAACAAAAGAACCCCCATTCGGATTTACAGATGCAGGTGGTAATTCATTAGGAGAGATTACATTTATTCGTACCTACTCCCGTATGAAGGAAGACGGAACTAAAGAAAGATGGCATGAGGTTTGTCGTAGAGTAATCGAGGGTATGTATTCGGCTCAAAAGAATCATGCTAAAGAAAACAGGCTACCTTGGAATGATTATAAAGCACAGGCTTCTGCAAAAGAGGCATATCAGCGTTTATTTGAGTTAAAGTGGACACCACCAGGACGAGGCCTATGGTCCTTTGGCACGGCACTTACAATGGAAAAGAAAAATTCAGCAGCATTACAAAATTGCGCTATGGTATCTACAAAAGACATAGATAGAAACGATCCAGGCACATTATTTGGTTGGATTATGGATGCCCTTATGATGGGGGTAGGCGTAGGGTTTGATACTGTCGGGGCAGAAAAACATTTGCCCATTTATGACCCTACAGAACCACCACAGACGTATGAAATCCCAGATACTCGTGAAGGCTGGGTAGAGTCTGTTAGATTGCTCATTAATTCATTTTTAAAGCCTAACATGTATATCCAGGAGTTTAACTATGACCTTATTAGGCCTTTAGGTGCCCCTATTAAAGGTTTTGGAGGCACTGCAAGCGGTCCTGCACCACTCATACAACTTCACAAGCAGATAAAGGCTGTAATCGGCGGTAGAGCAGGAGAAGTCTTTGACTCTCGTGCAATAGTAGATGTAGTTAATCTTATTGGTACCTGTGTGGTATCAGGAAATGTTAGACGATCCGCAACCCTGGCTTTAGGCAGTGCTCAGGATGAAGATTTTATGAATCTTAAAAACGCTGAGATTTTTCCAGAAAGAAATTCGTTTGATTCCGAAAAACCAGGTTGGGCCTGGATGTCTAATAACTCTGTTTCTGCGACGGTAGGTACAAAGTACGAAGACTATATAGATCTAATCGCCAATAACGGAGAACCTGGTTTTATATGGTTAGATGTGGCAAGGGATTACGGGCGTTTGAAAGAACCTGCTGACGGTAAAGATTATCGTGTCATGGGGTTTAACCCTTGTGCCGAACAGCCCTTGGAGTCATACGAACTATGCACTTTGGTTGAGGTACATTTAAATCGTCATGAGTCAAAAGAAGACTTTCTGCGGACATTAAAGTTTGCCTATCTCTATGGCAAGACGGTAACGCTGATACCAACCCACTGGCAACAAACAAATGGAATTATGCAGCGTAATCGTCGTATCGGAACATCTCTTACAGGCATTGCATCCTTCTCAGACGAATTTGGTTTGCCTGTTGTGCGTGAATGGATGGACGAAGGATATGAGACTATTCGTAAATATGATCATTCGTATTCTGAATGGTTGTGCGTTCGTGAGTCCATTAGGGTCACAACTGTTAAACCATCAGGGTCTGTATCAATTCTTTCTGGCGCAACGCCTGGAGTTCACTGGGCACCTGGAGGTAATTATTTTTTGAGAGCAATTCGTTTTGGGAATACCGACCCAATGATTCATTTGTTCAAGGCTGCAGGATATAAGATGGAGGACGACCTTGTATCTGCGAATACAACTGTCGTATATTTCCCAGTTCATTCTGGTCACGCAAGATCCGAAAAAGATGTAACATTGTTTGAAAAAATTGCGCTTGCTGCTACTGCTCAGAAATATTGGTCAGATAATGGCGTGTCTGTAACGCTGTCATTTGACAAAAATACTGAAACAAAGCATATTGCGCCCGCACTTCACATGTACGAGGGACAATTAAAAGCAGTATCTTTTCTGCCCATGGGAAATAAAGTGTATCCGCAACAACCATACACCGAAATCACAGAGAAAGAGTATAATTCGTATATCGGTCAGATCAAAAAGATTGATTGGTCTGCTATTTATGACGGAGCAGAAAATCTGGAAGCACAGGGCGAAATGTATTGTACGACAGATATTTGCGAAATAAAAATCTCGTAGTATGATAAAATAGACCTACAATGTCTATTCAATCTAACCTCTATGCAGAAAAGGCCTTTTCAGAACACCCTATTGCCCTTTGGTCCCTAGACGATAGCGCCGACTATTTATCTCTAATGTCTGAGTCACAGAGAAACGTTTATAATTGGACACCAGAACATTGTTCAATTGAGCAGGCATTAGGAATTATTGGAGAACCTTTTATAAACTCCAGTGTAACCAAAATATCTGGCGATGTAATTGCATCTGATAGCGGTTCTTTTTCATGTGTCAGTCCAACTATTTTAGACTTTTCTAGCATTAATAAAGATCTAGGAACCTTTTGTGTAGGTGTTTATGTATATTCTGATAGTGCGTATATAACAGGCTACGAGATTGGTTATGAGTATTATGATGTGCCATTGGGCGACTGGGTAAAAAAGACAAAGATATTTAACATAACCATAATGGAAAAATGGATGTTTCTTTCTCATTCTTTTTTAGTGCCAAACATTAGTGGTGAGATGAGACTGGTATTTAAAGCAAATTTTCTTGGAGGATACTCTAACTCTAGCGAAAACACAATATTAGTAAACGGATTTACATTAGGCCAATGGTCTGAAGAATTTGCCTCAACATCTTTGGGCGTTGCTCCAGTTCAAATTCCAGAAGGAATTTTTAGTGAAGTAACATATGGATATCCAGCAAGATCGTATGGGCTAAGTGAAAACAATGGTTACTATATTGTTAAGAACAATTCTCTTGTTGCTAAGAATACTGGTGCGCCAATGGTTTATGGAACATCAAACTGCACAGTAATAACTCCAAACAATGGTCAACCATCTTTGATTCTTCCATCTGAAGGATTTTTAAATGATAGTGGCAAATATAGAACTTACACGATAGAGATGTGGCTTAGGTTAAATTGTGATGCGACAACGCCTAAAAAAATATTTGGAAGTTTAGTTAACGATAGTGGTCTGTATGTAAATGGGCCATTCTTAATTTTAAAAATAGGAAATAATTCAGCCTCACATTATGTGGGCGAATGGACAAGACCAATGCTTGTCAATATTTTATATTTAGATAATGTTTCAAAACTTTATATAAACGGAGAAGAGGTGCTGTCTTTGTCATATAAAAATTCTGATTTAAACTTTAATTCTACAAAAGAATGGATTGGTTTTTGGTCATACGACGACGTTTCTCCTATAGAAGTAGACTGTGTTGGAATATATCCATATAAAGTTTCTAATCTTGTAGCAAAAAGAAGGTTTGTTTTTGGGCAAGGCGTTCAAGCACCAGATAATATAAATACCGCATATAGTGGTCAGTCTTTGCTTATTGACTACGCATTTGCAGATTATTCAAATAACTACGTTTACCCCGATATAGGTAATTGGAATCAAGGAATAAACGATAACTTATCTTTTGAAAAAAACTTTTTGTCAACATCAAATTATAACCTTCCAACTTGTTTAATTAATAATTTAAGTGATAACTATAAAAACTGGCTTGTTGCTAACTCAAACCTTCCACAAGAGATTGACGATGACTACTTTAAAATAAGACCAAATTCTTCTTATACTGCTCAATTATATTTTAATGATTTAAATTTTTTGCGACAACAAGTAAAGACTATTTATGGAGTATTTAAAAGAACTGCATCGTCTACTCATGATATGACGCTGTTTAAACTTGTAGATCCAAACGGTAATTACTTTCACGTTCATATAGGACCAAATAGCAATAAAGTTATTTATTCGGTAAAGTTTAATAATGTTTTAATTAAAAACATTACACATCCATTTGCTACCGATGAAAACGACGGTCCTTACGTTGGATACTTAGACGGTCTAATTAATCAAACTCAAATTGGAGAAAAGTTTTATGCTGGATTTAATATAGACAATGTTGTTAGTTGGTTTGGTGGCTCGGTAGCGTCCGTGTTTGGAAATATATCACAGTGTAAACTTTATATTGGAAATAATGAAGATGGCTCTGAATGGTTCAATGGACACATTTATAAAATTGCGTTATGTAATGCAAGAAATTATTCAATAATATCATCAGCCTTTGGATCAGACGGTTTACCAGCAGACTATCAGGGTTATACTGGCGGAAATTATAACGAAGAGTTTTGGACTGCTTATGCGGATAGTGCTGAATATAATCAAGAGTTATGGGAGTATGTTCTTGACGGAGGAACGCCAGGCGCAATGCTTTTTGATAAAATTTTAGATCATACAGCAAGTTACACATTAGTTGCTTCTAGATATTTTGACGACTATCAATTAGACATTGATTCTTGCGGTTATTGGGAAGATTATCAGCCCCTTACATATTACGCTCAATTTGTTGATGATGAAGATGGAGACAGGTATTATGATTTAGATTTCTTACAATTTAACATTAATTATCCAGCACCTTCTAAGTTTTTTGAAATAGAGACCGATCCAACAGAATGGAGTTATGCACAACTATACAATAAATTTAACTATCCAAGGAAAAGAACTTATGAATCTTTAGATAATTTTTTATTTACAGGATATAGAGATTATGAAAATCTGCAATACAATCAAACCAGAACATACAAATATGATACGACAGATGCTTTGGTAAGATCTTTTGTAAGTTTTCAATATATTAAAGCGGGAGCAACCCAAAACAATTCGTTTTTTCAAAACGTTGAGCCAGCAGCAAAAGAAGGAACGGTGGAGCCAGGTAGCAATTGGTTAACTACTAAGTACGAGGTAATTGATAATATGATTATTTATCCTCCATCTAATGTAGACTTTAATAAATTATCTTTAGTTACTCATTTAGAAATTAAAGTAAAAAATATTTTAAGAAATAAAATTAAAGTTAAAAAACTAGAATATTGTTCTCAATCTTTTAATAGTTCAAACAATCCTATAGGGACAAGTCCTTTTGTAAAAATGTATCCGTATAAAAAATCTGGAATTTATTACAATTATAAAGGCAAAAATCCTTACAGCATTTATAAACAAAGTTCTCCCTATTTGTATTTAACAAGAACTAGCGGGGTACAAATAAGAGGAAAGTACGATCCATTTATTAATAGAGGATTGTTGATTCCAATTAACGAAAATCAAACAAATAATTTTGATAAGATTATTGCTATGCAAACAGCATTGCGTTTTGACGAAGACTATTTCCCCTATGCACCAACTCAAATTTTTGAAATAGAAGCAAAAAATTCTTATATAAGATTTTATATTGTTGCAAATGATCAGACTGGCAAAAGAGGAAGAATTTATGGAATTAATGTTCTTACAGGAAGAATTGAAAATGACATAGCATTTTATTTAAATGGCAAAATTGTAAGAGAGCCAGTCTTAACAATTAAACAGTGGGCATTTTTAGGAATATCGTTTTCTAACCTACTAGATGTTTCTGGCTCATACGGATCGATCAAATTAAATGGTCCTATGTTATTTAATAATATTTCTTATTATCAGTCTACCAATCTACAGGCAGTTCAGAAAATATCAACAAGGCCATGGTTTAGGGTAAAGCGTTCTGGTCCTCTAACAATAGACTGGGAATATTGGATACCAGAATATTTCTTGTGGAACGGTGTATTAATTCAGTCTTCAACCAGTTACTATGGGGTTGACCCAGAAGATGTTTATAGGAGTTATGTTGGGACTAATAAAATAACAACTGGGACAGACAAGATTCTTGGTATTGGTCAGTGTGAATATAATATCTATCAGAACATTCTCTGGCAACAAACAACCTCGTCAGCAGTATAATATGGTATACTGGTGGTAATGAAAAGACAAATCCCTGGCCAAATTGGCAAAACTAAAATTAAAGCAATCGACAAAATGTACGATTGGGGTATATATGTTTGGAAAAAACAAAATGGAAAATGGTTTACTGATGGACAGGGTAATATTTTAAATATACCTTCTATGAAAGGTGATATTTCTAAGATAGCAGAGTTAAAAGATGCTGCAGCCCATTATGGCGAACCAGAAGGCGAGGCTGTATTTTTTGCAGGATTAAACCGTGTTACTGATTCAGAGTATGAAGAACAAAAACAAAGGATGCGTGAAGGATTGATACCTAATCTTAATGATATGGGGTCTGTCTATGATGCACAACAAACTATTAAGAAATATGGAGCACAAGACTAATGAGCGATCAAGATTTTTTTATTAATGCAAGCATTGACAATCCAACAGACGTACTTAAGCAGTTTAAAGAAGATGACCCATTTAATAAATCTTGGACTGAACTTAAAAATTTGGTTGGCCTAGACAATAACTTTAAACGTAGAGCGGGCAGACTTGCAGAAAAGGCAATTGCTCCAGAAAATATGACGGGGTATTTGAATAATGCTAAAGCACAACCAACAGGTATAGATGGAGCACAGTCAAAAGAAATTAATCCTGGTTCTGTATACAGAAATGCTTATGGTTTGTTTGATGTAATTACACCACCCTGGAATCTATATGAGTTGGCAAATTATTATGATACTTCTTTTGCAAACCATGCTGCAATTGATGCAAAAGTAGAAAACATTGTTGGACTCGGCTATGACTTTGAGATTTCGTCTTCTACAATGCTTCGCCTTGAGTCTAATCAAGATAAAGAACAAGTAGGAAGAGCAAGAAACAGAATTGAAAGAGCAAAAATTGAATTGCATGATTGGATTGAATCGTTAAACGACAATGATTCATTTACCACAACTATGGTTAAGGTTTATACAGATATGCAGTCAACAGGAAATGGATATCTTGAAATTGGCAGAACCATTCGTGGAGAAATTGGATATGTAGGACATATTCCAGCAACCACAATGCGTGCTCGTCGTTTACGAGATGGATATGTTCAGATTATAGGTCAAAAGGTTGTTTACTTCCGTAACTTTGCAGCAAAGAACCCAAACCCTATTACTACCGATTCAAGACCAAACGAAATTATTCACTTTAAACAATATTCGCCATTAAACACGTTCTATGGTGTTCCAGATGTTTTGTCTGCAATAAATTCACTTCACGGAGACCAGTTAGCGTCACAATATAATATTGATTATTTTAGCAATAAGGCAGTTCCACGTTATGTTGTTACTCTCAAAGGTGCAAAACTTTCTGGTGATGCAGAAGATAAGATGTTTAGATTTTTACAAACAAATCTAAAGGGGCAGTCGCATAGAACTCTGTATATCCCACTTCCTGGAGACACAGATACCAATAAGGTTGAGTTTAACATGCAGCCAATTGAAAATGGTGTTCAAGAAGGCTCTTTTGAAAGGTATCGTAAACAAAATCGTGATGATATTTTAATTGCTCATCAGGTTCCTTTATCAAAGATTGGCGGTGGCGACTCTGGTGGAATTGCAGCAGCACTTGCACAGGATCGGACCTTTAAAGAACAGGTGGCAAGACCTGCACAAAGAGAACTTGAAAAAACATTAAATAGGATTATTAGAGAAAAGACCGATGTTTTAGTTCTTAAATTTAATGAATTAACATTGACTGATGAAAATGTACAATCTCAAATACTTGAAAGATATGTAAAAAATCAGGTTATGATGCCCAATGAGGCAAGAAATATTCTTGGACTTCCACAACGGGAAGGAGGGGATGAGCCTTTCCAGCCAAAACCACAAGATACAGCAACAAGGGCACGTGACGCAGAACGATTAAATAATCAATCTGATGGAACCGCAACAGTTGCTGGCAGAAATCCAAAGGGTGAGGGCAGAGCAACCAAATAGGTTATCCACAGGTTTATTCACAGTTTATTAACACTTGTGCAAAAAAGGCCATATAATATATTCTAGTATGACTATATCCAAAGCCCATTGGGACACCAAGGGCGACTCAGTAAGGCTTTCCCTTCCATTTGCGAAGGTTGATAAAGAGAGACGTATCGTCTCAGGTTTTGCGTCCCTTGACAATTTAGATAAGCAAGGTGATATTGTAACATCAGAAGCATCAATGAAAGCATTTGCAGGTTTTCGTGGCAACATTCGTGAGATGCATCAACCACTTGCAGTAGGCAAGATGGTAAATTTTAAAGAAGATCGTTATTTTGATGCAGACTCTAAAAAATTTTATAACGGAGTTTTTGTATCTGCATATGTTTCAAAAGGTGCACAAGATACATGGGAAAAAGTTTTGGACGGTACGCTAACTGGATTTTCTATTGGTGGCAAGATGAATCAGTGGGATGACGGTTATGATGAGAAGTCAGATTCCACAATTAGAATTATTAAAGATTATGATCTTGTAGAGTTGTCGCTTGTTGACTCTCCAGCAAACCAATTTGCAAACATTATGCATGTAGAAAAAGTTGATGGTGTTGCTGTTGTTAAAGGTCAAGATGTTGAATTAGAAAATGTTTTTTATGATGAGCAGTCTGGAATTGTTATGGTTTCAGATCAAGAATCTGCTGTAAGTCCAATTAGTGGTGAGCAGATGAAAAATATAGGTTTCGTTGAAAAACAAGACAACGAAAAAATGGATATAGTAAAATTCTTAGTAGATAGTGCTAAAGGCATGAATACTTCTAAGATAACGGAGGAGGTAAATCCTATGTCAAAGAAAACAAAAACTGTTGAAGAGACAGCAGAAGTTACTAAGGCAGAAGAGATCGCTCCTGTTGCTGAAGAAACTCAAGCAGTTGAAACTGAAAAAGTTGATGAGGTTGTTGTAGAAACAACTGAAGTCGCTGAGGCAGAAAAGGCTGCAGCATCACCTTCCGCAAAAGATGCAGAAGAAGATGAAGAAGAGGAAGATAAGGCAAAGAAGAAGTCAGATGAAGTAGTTGTTATTGATGCAATTGCTGAAATTAAAGAAACTATTACATCGGCCTTTAGCGATCTTTCAAATACTCTTAAGTCTTTGCAGGCTGAAGTAGAAGTACTAAAGTCTACTGCAATTGACAGAGAGACAGTAAAAAGTTCGTTTGATGCAGTCGCCAGAGATATTGCTGCAACTAATGAACGATTTAGTGAGTTTGGAAAGCGTGTAGACGCAGTAGAAGCAGATACCGCATTCCGAAAGTCTGGCGATCTAGGCGAGATCGTTCAGGAACAACCAGAAATGGTTGAAAAATCCCTATGGGGCGGACGTTTCCTCAAAACAGCCGACTTATTTAATTAAGTAAAAACTCGGAGGTGACAATATGTCGGAAGAAATAAAGAAAAACCAGCCAGGAGAATCAGGCCAACTTGGTGGAACTACACCAGGTCTTTATCAGTCACAAGGTGCGTATGCATCTGGTTCTGATGCAGGCTCAAATATCCCTGGCAATTATACTGATGGTGGCGTCCTTGGAAACATTCCAAACGCTAACCTAGGTCTTACAACAGGACCAAATGCAGTAAATCCTTCAGGTGAGGCTGGAAGCGGTATCCTACGCCCTGAACAGGCACAGCGTTTCATTGATTACGTTTGGGACGCCACAGTTCTCGCCCAGGATGGTCGTCGTGTCACAATGAGAGCAAATACCATGGAACTCGAAAAGATTAACGTGGGTGAACGAGTAATTCGTTCTGCTACTCAAGGTGTCGGTGACTACACTAATAGCGGTGCTACATTCAGCAAAGTTGAACTTACAACCAAGAAGATTCGTCTAGATTGGGAAGTTACTGCTGAAGCACTTGAAGATAATATTGAAGGGGCTGCGCTTGAAGATCATCTAGTTCGCTTGATGACAAACGCATTCGCTAACGATATTGAAGACCTCGCCATTAATGGTGATGCGTCAACTGGTAACTTCCTTTCAATCATGAAAGGATTTATTAAGAGGCACAAAGATAATGCAGATTCGCACGAAGTTGCGATGACCATTACCGCTAATGCCTGGACACCAGAAAGAATGCAAGAGATTATTCTAGGCATGCCACGTAAGTATCGTGCTCTTAAGAATAACCTTAAGTTCTATGTAGGTACAGACACATTCAGTGGTATCGTTAAGCACAACGGTACTCTTGCTGATGCAATTGCTGAAGCAATGGGTAATCGTGTTGCTGGTACTGCTGCAAACCGTCAAGCATATCTTGATGGAAACGGCCAGACGTTCGGTGGAGCACGTACAACTCGTGTTCTCGGAATTGATGTCCAAGAAGTTCCTTACTATCCAGATGATTATGTCGATTTGACATTCCCTGGTAATCGTATCTGGGGCTTCCAACGTGATATCGTCGTAAACCGTGAATACAAGGCAAAGAAAGATACAATTGAGTATACTGTCTTTGTTCGTTTTGGTATTCAATGGGAAGAAGAAGACGCAATTGCGTGGGCAGACGCTGCTGCAGATGCATAATCTGTAAACAGTAACCTTTGAGAGGGGGTAGGGGCGAGATCTCCTCCCCCTCTTAATTTTTAGTATTCTGTTATAATAGTCATAAGGAGGTTAATAATGGAAGAAAATAATTTAGAACAATCGCTAGAAAACAAAATTGTTGACACCAACAAAGATGGAATAGTTAGTGAATGGGAAAAATATAAAGCAGGCCAACCACAGACAAAAGTAGAAGAAGTTGCCTCAAATAATAATATTCAGGCAACAGTTTCTGCTCCAGAACCAGAAGTGACCGCTATCTCTTCAACTGATTTAGCAAAATCTTCTGACGAAGGTCAAAGATTAGGTCCTGTTGCAGACGGAGCAATTGGCGTAACGTCGGCTCCTAAGTCTGACAACAAGCCAGAAACTGCAAAGCCTGTTGTTGAAAGAATAGCAGTATTTTCAACAAAAAATATTTCAGTTCCAGGATTAGGCAAAGTCTATCGTGGATACAATATTGTTAAAAAAGAGGCTGCAGATCAATGGGCAACTAAACCTTATATTAGAATTGCCACTCCAGAAGAAGTTGCTAAAGAGTTTGGTAGATAATAATGCAAGTTTTGAGAGTTCCGCCATACAACTTAACTGTTACGCTTGATGTTGCATCTGCTAACACAGCGTATAGTTATACTATTGTTGATTTGGCGGACTCCTCAGAAACTGTAAGTACAGCAACCTCAAACGCTAATAAGGAAATATTAATTCCTTTGTCATCAAAATATGATACACAATATAAGATAACAGTAGGAGAAAATGACACATATGTAGATGTGGTTCGTCCTTATGTCAATCCAAATACTAAAGCCTCTACTGCAACTGAGATTAATGAATATAAAAATTATGAGTTAATTGCAAGATCTCTTATTGATACATACATTAAAAACGGCTTTTATAATAAAAAAGTTATCATAAACACTTCTGGAAATGGTTCAGATTATCTTCCTGTTTGGCACGATGCCAATAAAGTTTTAAAAGTTTATGAAAATAGTTTGTTAGTATATGATTGCGACAATGAAGAAGATTATGACGCAGAATATAGATTGTTAGCAGATAAGTCTGCTATTTATAAAATTGATGTAGCGACTGCAAGTGAACGAAGAAACAGGATGGAGCACGATATAACAAAAATTGCAACCGCACATGGAGATTTGGGGCACGTGGCTTATGTTCCTACGGATTTTCCTAAAGGCGTAGACTATGACTTTGTATTAGATGTTGGGCATCTTAAAGTTCCGTCAGATGTTGAAGCAGCAACTGATATGTTAATTGAAGATATTAAGTGCGGAAAATTAGATTATTATAAGAGGTACATAACAAGTTACAATACAGATCAGTTTAGAATTCAGTTTGACAAAGGAATCGTGTATGGAACTGGAAACCTTCTTGTAGATAAAATTTTAGAAAAGTATATTAAATTAATAACTAAGCCAGGGGTTCTATAATGTTGTGCGAAGAAACCGACTTCGCATTTCCGATGCAAGCAGATGTGTATCATCCAATAGTTGAGCAGGGGATTTACGGAGAAGTTAAAAAAACTTGGATATTAGATAGGACAATAGCATGTTCTTTTACAACGGCAGGAACTGCTTTTAAGGAAGAAGTAGCCCCCAACATTAATATTACACAAGATAAAATATTGCTTGGTCGTTGTAAATCAGACATTAGAATATCAAGTCTTGAAGCCAAAAATGCAATTACAAATGTTATTGTTACAAACATAAGAGATAAAAATTGTAATGAAATTTACAAAGAAACGTCTGGGCCTAGATCTGGAAAGTCTACTATATTTGAGATTGCCACACACGATCCGTTTGCAGGTCCATTTGGAAATATTGAGTATTATAAATTAGTTATACGTAGATCTGAAAATCAGGCGGTAGATGTTTGATGGTAAAGGTAATATTTCGTAGCAAGCAATTTAAAAAAGATATGGACAATATTATTGATTATTCTTTAGGATTTTTAGAGGGAATGGGTCGAGGCAAGACAGCAATGTATGCAGCGTTAGGTCCACAGATAGCAGAACTAGCATCTCAATTTATTGATGCAAATGCAAGAGTGTCACCAGATTTGTTGCACCATGTTTACGAATGGCAAAGAACTGGTAGTCCACAAGCACGTTTGTTTGATGTTGATTTTACAATTAGTAAATTAGGATTAACTTTTAAAACATCATTAAAGCAATCAACTAGCATTAAAGAAGGATCTAACGTTCCATTTTACAATAAAGCAAAAATTATGGAAGAAGGTATTGGCGTTATTATAAGACCTAAAAAAGCAAAGGCTTTAAGATTTGAAATAGATGGACAAGAAATTTTTACATCTAGAGAAGTAATAGTACAAAACCCAGGCGGAGAAACACGTGGACAATTTAAAAATGCAATATCTAATTTTTTTGGTGTTTATTTTAGACAATCATTTTTACAGGCAAGTGGTCTTGCTCAATACTTTAAATATCCAAAAGTTTACGCAAAAAATTTAAATGCAGGAAAACGTGGCGGTAGGTCGGTTGGAATTAAAACTGGATATCAGTGGGTCGCAACTGCGGGGGTTAAGAGATGACAGAATCAACATCAGTATTAAATACACCAGTGTTATGGATTAATCAGTATCTTAAGGAAAATATTCCTTTGTTAACTGATTTAGAAGATGTTCCCTTTTTCCCAACTGGCCCATCTACCCTAGAAACTTTACAGACACAGTTTCCAGAAGGCGGTACTATGGCTGTTTATGATCGTATGTTTAAAATGCGTAGAGGACCATTTCCACATATTAAATGTGAGCAAGTACTATATTATTTTTATGCAACTGGATCAAATCCAACCTTGAAGATGATTCAGATTCAAGAATCAGTCATGAGACTTATGGATCGTGGAGATGAAAGTGCTCAAGAACTCAATGCCTGGACCAAGGGCAAGACTTTTGACGGTATGGAGTGTAAGTTCTACTTCCATGACTTTAAGATATACCAGTTAGAAGAGGCACGGGATATAGTCGACTTTGGAACAGCCCGAACTTATGCGGGGAATAAGATAATTATCGACTACGACTACCATCAAATGCAGGATGTAATAAACTCAGTAAATTCATAAAAAGGCTGTATACTTAGCAATGAGGAAACACGCCTTTTAATTTCTAGAAAAATAAAGAGGTGAAATAAATGGCTCTAGGTAATAGCAGTAATATTATCGTAGGTGCAGCGCAGGTATGGGT